GTTTTTTAATAATTAACAATATATGAGGAAATTATGTCTAACGGCATTAATAGACCTTATGGTTTGGAAGTGGTTCAGTCTCAAATAGGAAACGGCGGAACACAAAAACTAGGTCAATATTTTATTTATGCAGATGCTACTGGCTTGATCACTCAGGCTCAAAGTATATTCAAGGGTGATCCCGTAAAGTGGGTAGATAAGGGGACACCAGCTAGCGGCACCGCGGATTATAAAGTACAAGCAGGAACTATAGTACCGCAAAAAGTATCTATTACTGCAGATGATACGGAGTCGGTATTTGCTGCTCAAGATGCGGCAGCTTTTGTCGGTGTATTTATGGGATGCCAATTTATTGATGCTCAAACCGGTTATCAAGTAAATTCTGATTACTGGCCGGCAAGCAGACAAGTTAAAAAAGATACAAAAATTACGGCCTTTGTTAATGACGATCCAATGGCGGTATTTAGAGTTCAAGTATCAGTATCACAGGCAGCAGACGTTGCTAAGACCATATATAAAGATATTCAAAACGGCTTAAATGCCAACCTAAATATAGCAGGAAAAACGATTACCGATAACACCTCGAGTGAGAATCCCCGCAGCGGTAGTAATATATACGACTCTGTTTACTATCTCGACGGCTCGAGCATCGCAAATACCGCTATTTTGGATGTAAAAATTATTGGCATTGATCCGGTAATTACAGGTAACGCAAATCCAAAAGGATTAGTCCCGGGAGTTGATATGCCTTTTATTAACTTGCTAGTTAAGTTTAATAAGCATGTTTACGGCTCAAGCGGTGTAGTTGGTCCTGATCTGTCATAGGAGTATAAGATTATGTCTATAATAACAAGCGGCAATATACCGTCTCTTTTAAAGGAAGGATTATATCTACCGAAAGAGAAGAAGAAAACACCTGTTAAGGCAGGATCAGTAAAGAAAACTAACACTAAAAATAAAGGTAAATAATTATGTCTATTATAACAACCGGTGATATTCCAAGTCTGCTTTGGCCGGGTCTTTATGAGGTAAAATCTCAGTATGATCGGTTTAAGGGAGAATATACCAAAATCTATGAACAGGCTAATTCTGTCAAACATACCGAAAGGATGGTTGATATTAGAGGCACTGGCTATGCTCTTGAGAAAACGCAAGGTGCTCCTATTAAAATGGATAGCATGGCTGAGCGGTTTATTTATGAATTTGTCCATCGGGAATTTGCCCTCGGTTTTCAGATTACTAATATTGCCATGGAAGATGATCTTTATGCCGATCAGTTCTTTAACGGGACTAAATCACTTACTACTTCTTATGAACAAACTAGAGAAGTAGTAGCAATGAATCCTTTTAACCAGGCGTTTAACGTAGCTGCAACCCAAGCTAACGGACAATCTCTTTGCTCTTTTTCTCAACCTTACGACGGCGGGGTTTATTCTAACCGAGTCGGAGCATATAACGGAGCTAATGTTAATGTTGATTTTAGTGAAGTTGGTGTTGAGCAAGCAGTAATACTTGCCGGTAAAATGAAAGATCAGGCAGGGTTATTAATTAATGCTCAAATTGAGAGATTACTACTTCCACAAGAGTTAATGTTCTCAGGTTGCAGGTTACTTGAATCTGTATTTAGAACAGGAACGGCTAATAACGATGTAAATGCAATTTACAACATGAAGGCTATTCCGCAAGGTTATGAAGTAAGCCATTTCTTAACAAATCCTAGCAACTGGTTTGGGTTAACTAACGTTAAGGGAACTCGTAAGCATTTCGTAAGACGTCCGCTTAAAGTAAATGTAACAACCGATCCTGTAACTGAAACCATGTCAGTGCTTGCATCAGGTCGTTATTCGTTCGGTATGTTTACGCCACTCGGTGTAATCGGTGCAACAGGATCAACGGCTTAAATTTATGAAGAAAGAACTACAAGGATTGCTTGAAGAAGCAGAAAAAGAACATCAAAAGCTTGTTCTGCTTCAAGCAGGTATTTTAGAAAAAATAAATCTTTATAAAGAAGAAAATAAAAAGCTAACTCACTTGTTGATTGTATCTAAAGGAAAGATTGACGGTTATAGAGAAGTCTTGCAAAGAATGGACAAAAAGGAAGAATAATCATGTCTCAATTTTATGAATATAATTGGCCTGCTACCACAGCGAACGGAATATCACTCTTTCAAACACTGACTGCAAATACTCCATTGCTGCTAAATGGCTCTTACGTAAATAAAACTACCGGAGCAGTTAATTTTGTTGATGATTTTGGTATTGTTCCAAGAATTACGCTTAATTCAGCTTCCGATCTTTCTACTATTAATTTTCTTATTACCGGTTATCAGAATGGAGTTTTTATTAGCGAAACATTAACTGGGCCTAATAGCACAACAGTTACAAGCGTCAACTGCTTTGATACATTGCTGCAGATAATTCCAAGCAGTACTACAGGTTCTACTGTTCAAGCTGGCGTAGCAGCGCTTGGGTATTTCCCAATGATTCTATTAAATACTGTTAAGCAAAACGTAGCATCTATAAATTATGCTCTAAATATAATACCAAACAAAACTAATCCTCCTAGTTATCAGATATTTCTATCCTTAAAAAATAATCTAGGCTTAGGCAAATATGATGATTTAACAAGCGATGCTAACGGCAACTTCATTTCTTTTAAGGAACCATCAGATAAAGCGGTATTAATTAATAGTAATAATTTAGCTCAGAATTTACTCATTAAAATTGGCCCTAATAATAATAACTCGATTCTAAAATGCCAATTCCTGCAATTGTAAGTTAAAGAGGAAGATAAAATGCCGGCAACTAGCGGAAGTTATAGTGCGAGTAACATAAAAGGAGAGCTGATTATCAGAAAGGCCTATGAGTTAATCGGCATGCCTCTAAGCATGGTAACTGCCGAGCAATATAATTCAGCACTTAATATTATCAATTTTATTTTAAGCGATTGGACTAACTCCAATGTTAACTTATGGACATTAAAACTAAATCCTGTTTTCTTAACCCCTGGGCAAGCATCCTATCCTTTGCCAAGCAACATTACTAAAGTATTTCAAGTATTTCTTAGAAGTAATGTAAGACAATTAAATGGAACACCACAATCAAACACAGGAAATACTTATGACGGAAACGGCGGAGGAATTGCTACTTATGCTTTTGATGGTAATCCACTGACAAGATGCATACAAACTGTTCAAGACGGCAATATTTCTTATGATTACGGTTTAGGGGTAACAAAGCAAATCAGCATTATCGGCATTCAAAGTTATGTTTCTAATCGTCCATATAGCTTGGTTTTAGAAGCATCACAAGATACGATAAATTGGTTTACTGTTTTTACTCCTCCTCCATTATATCCATACCAAGCACATGTAATTTCATGGTTTTATATATCTGATCCAATTTACGCAAGGGCATATAGAATTAGAGAAACAGGAGGGTATACACTCGACATTGAAGAACTTTATTTTAATAGTATAAGCCAGGATACTACCATGAGCGAGGTATCCAGATATGAATATCTTACCTATCCAAATAAATCGCAAATCGGCAGGCCTACCATTTACTATATTGATTACCAGCGGACTCCATCTCTGTATATATGGCAGACTCCTGCTCTCATGTATAATTTAATAATGTATAGCGGTCAAAGCAGTATAGAAACGCTAGAGAATTATACGCAAAGCATAGATATCCCACCATATTTTTATACTCCTCTAATATATGGAACGGCAGAAATGCTAGCAGAGCAATACACTCCTGAAAAGATTGAAGGTTTAAGAGCCAAGTATCAGGAAAGTCTAGCTAATGCCATAATTAATAACACGACGGAAGTACCTCTTACTCTGGAGGTATATGGCAACTAGTTTAAAGAATTGCCCTGTAAATACGCAAATGGGAGATTACGTTAGAAAGGACGTAATTGAACCTATTGGAACTTGCGATTATTCAGGGTTTCCTTTTAGTAGGTCTGATCTAGTCAAGCAATATGAATGGCGGGGTAATCAGTTAGTTTGGACGGGAGCAATAGTCGGACGACCTTTTGTTGATGAGCCAAACGAGCAGAATAGACCGCCACAAATAAAAGGTGATCCAAAAGCCGTGCAAAATCCTCGCCCGTTTGGAATAGAGACACCGCAAGGCCCTGAGGCAATCGGTAATAGTTCTCCTGTTATTTTAAAAAATATCAACTTTACAAGCGAGCGACAACCTCTTGATGTTCATACTTTTGCGGGCGAGGATATAAGTAAAATAACGGCTGAAGAACGTTTAAAATCATTATACCAAATTAAATGAGCAATAATTTCAACCCAGGTTTTGATAGAGAAAAAACAGCTTTTATAGAGCTTGCCAATAGAGGTGAGGGTTTAAGTCCTATAGAATATATATACGCAGGAAACGCTAGCTTTGAAAGTGTGCTTGCTTCTTATTTAAAAGGCGGCATGATTGATATTAACATGCTCTATGTTACTAATATCGATGCTACAGATATTGTTACTGTAACGCTTGAAGCTAAAATCGCTACAATTGATACTGCTTATATTACTACTATTTACTCTGATAATATCTATAACAAAGAGAAGATTACTACTAAAGACTTGTTTGTATCAGATGATTTAACAGTAGGCAGTGTTACTTCTTTAGCTACTATCAGCTTTCATCCATCTATTTTTGAAGTTGCCGGCGGTGTAGCATCTTTTGATTTAGGTGCATTTACTGTTATAGCAGGTATTACGAGTTTTACAGACGCAACCTCTTTTTCGGTTAATTCTCCTCTTGTATCTATTAATTATATAGAAGGTGCTTTAAAAGCTGGAGCAGTCGGAATATATGCAGGTTCATTAATGGATATTAACGCCCCTAAAATTCAAATAGGCGATCCGACTAAACTCGGAGTAACAACTCTTACAATATCAATGAAACCTGCTATATCCTTTACCTGCAACTCGGCAACAGTAAATATAGCTGGTAGTACTATAATCAATCTTACTAGTGAAGCCGATATTAATCTAAAATCCCCGACACTTAATTTAGCAGCAGAGGTCTTAGATATTAACGGCACTGATGTCAATATTAATAGCTCAACTGTTAATATTACAGGTGCAGGAAATATAAGTTTAAAAGCAGCCGGGATTATTTCGGTAGATTCCCCAGGAACTATTCCTGGAGTTCCTGTTCCTGTTGAAGGGAGTGGAGTGCTGGTAGCGGATTTTGCGCCTCCACTCCCGGTTAGTGGAGAATTAATCTTTACCTTACCTAATGTAGTAACCTGTGAAGGTGGAAAGTTAGTTACCGTAGATTATGTCGTAACTCTTACATGCATTGTTTAAGATTGCTTTTTGAGTACGATTTGCAAAATGAATAATTCGTTTGTTATAATATAATTAAGTAGAAGTCATAACTAGACTATAAAAGGTTCTCGTCATAACTAGACGTTAAAAGGTCACCGAAGCTTGTATTAGCTTATCTTTTTTAAATCAAATATTTACGTTTTTAAATTACAGCGTTTTAAACGCTTACTTCTTTTTAATTAAATAATAATAAAGATATGTGGGAAATTATGTCTAGAATAAGAAATTTAAGTAGTGGATCTCCATTACAAGCTCCTGAAATGACTACAGCTGAAATACATGCTTTGACTAGCGTCGAAGATGGTATGATTGTATATAACACAGATACTCGTCAATTACTTACTCATGTCGCTGGTTCTTGGCTTGCCATAAGTAATAGCGGTAGTTCCGGTACTGTTACTAACGTGGATACGGGAGTAGGTTTAACAGGAGGTCCAATTACTGGAGCAGGTACGATTGAACTAGCCGATACAGCTGTTGTAGCAGGAGAATACATTGCTGCAAACATCACTGTAGATGCTCAAGGTAGGATTATCTCTGCGACTAATGGGGACATCGGAACTGTAGACTCGGTTGTCGGTACACAAGGTCAAATAAACGTTGACTCTAGCGATGTTGCTAACCCTGTTGTAAGCTTAGCCGATACAGCTGTTGTAGCAGGAGAATACATTGCTGCAAACATCACT